GCGACTTGCCCACCCCCCTCGCCAAGACCGACAAGCCGGACTGTCCGCACCAGGAAATCATCGCGCTGTACCACGAGATCCTGCCGCAGTGCCCCCAGGTGCGCGGCTGGACGCCAGCGCGCGCCACCGCCCTGCGTGCGCGCTGGAACGAGAACCCGGAACACCAGAGCCTTGGCTTCTGGCGGCGCTTTTTCGAGTACGTCGCCAGCTGCGATTTCCTGGTCGGGCGCGCGGGCAAGGCGCCGTTCTTTGCCGACCTGGAGTGGATGACGCGATCCGGCAATTTCATCAAGATCATCGAGCAGAAATATGAAAACAACTGACACGCCGTCCGAGGTGCCGCAGGCAGTCGAGGCCGAGCAGGCCGTGATCGGCGCGCTGCTGCGCGATAACGGCAGCATCGACCGGCTACGGCTCGGCGTGCTGCCCCCGCACCTGTTCTACCGCCACGACCACCGGCTGATCTACGCCGAGGTGCTGCGCCAGATCGGCGCCGGCGCCGGCTGCGACGTGATTTCGGTCGGGCTGGCCCTGGCCGACAGCGTGCCGGACGTGATGGCGTACCTGAACGACATGGCGCAAAGCTGCCCGAGCGCGGCCAATATCGCCCACCACGCCGAGCTGGTGCGCGACCGCGCGCTGCGCCGGGCGTTGCTGACCGCCACCGGCGAGGTGGCCGACCTGGCGCGGCACCCCGGCGCGCGCAGTGCGGCGCAGGTACTCGACGAGGCGCAGGGGCTGTTGTCCGCACTGGCCGAGACGCGCGCCGCCCGCGAGCCGGTGCATGCCAGCGAGGCGATGCTGGCGCACCTGCCGCTGATCGAGGCGCGCGCCGCCGGGCTGGCCAGCGCGATGGGGATCGCCACCGGCTTCGATGCCCTCGACCGGGTGCTGGGCGGCGGCCCGAGCCGTGGCAACCTGGTGATCGTCGCCGGCCGCCCGTCGATGGGCAAGACCGCGCTGGCGGTGAACATCGCCTGCAACGTCGCGCGCACGCATCAGGCCATGGTGCTGTCGATGGAAATGCAGAACGGCGAGCTGCTGGACCGGGTGCTGGCCACGATCGGGTCGATCCCGCTGGCGCGCCTGCGCGACGGCCAGCTGTCGGCCGACCAGTGGGCACGCTTCGTCGAGGCCAGCGCCCGCGTCAACGAGCTGGGATTGCACCTGGACGACCAGCAGGCGCTGTCGCTGCTGGAGGTGCGCGCCAAGGCGCGCCAGGTCAAGCGCCGGCGCGGCCTCGACCTGCTGGTGGTGGACTACCTGCAGCTGATGAGCGGCGACGGTTCCAACCGGGACAACCGCAACGCGCAGATCGAGGCGATCTCGCGCGGCTTGAAAGCGCTGGCCAAGGAACTCGATTGCCCGGTGCTGGCGCTGTCGCAGCTGAACCGCAACGGCGCCAAGGAGCGCCCCCAGCTGACCGACCTGCGCGACTCGGGCGCGATCGAGCAGGACGCCGACATCGTGGTGTTCGTGCACCGCGACGAGGTGATCAACCCGCACAGCCACCTGAAGGGCTTTGCCGACCTGCTGGTGGCGAAGAACCGGCAGGGGGCGATCGACGACGTGCTGCTCGAATACGAGGGGCCGTACACCCGCTTTATCAACCAGACCCGGCACCGGCCGCCCGACCCGAAGGCCGAGCCGCGTGGCCGCAAGGGGCTGGCCGCCGCCCTGTATTCGTCCACTTAACGAAAGGGAAATACCATGAAGACGGAAATTATCTGCATTACCGACGGCAGCGGCTCGATGAGCGGCTTGCGCGGGGACGTGGTGGGCGGCTTCAACGCCTTCGTCGCCGAACAGCGCGCGATCCCCGGCGAGGCGCGCATGACGCTGGTCCAGTTCAACAGCGGCGTCAATACGCTGTACCAGGCCAAGCCGCTGGGCGAGGTGGCCACGCTGGCCCTTGACCAGTATTGCCCGATGGGCGGCACGGCGCTGCTCGACGCGATCGGCACCACGCTGGAGCAACAGGGCAAGCGCATCGCTGCGGAAAACTGGGCCGAGGCGGTGATCGTCAGCATCACCACCGATGGCGAAGAAAACTCCAGCAGCCACTACTCGCTGGAACAGGTCAAGGCGATGATCACGCACGCGCAGGACAAGGCGGGCTGGGTGTTTGTGTTCCAGGCGGCCAACCAGGACGCTTTCCTCGCCGGTGGCCAGTACGGCATCAGCGCCGGCACCACGCACAGCTTCACCGCCAGCGCGGCCGGCGTGCGCGATTCCTACGCGACCATGAGCATGTCGGCCACGGCGCTGCGCACGGCAGCGGTCGCCGGCACGCCGCTGCCGCCGCTGCCGGATGCCACGCTGGGCCTGACACCCACCACCACCCCCTAGAGGAGGCCCGCCATGCAACTGCCACCGCGCCGATCGCGCCTGATGAAGATCATTAACACGCTGCGCGCCAGCGGCCCACTGACCGTGGACGCCGGCATCAAGCTGCACGGCTTGTCGTGCAAGATCACGGTCGCCGAACTGGCCGAAATGTACAAGGAGCTGGTGGTGATGGGCTGCCTGACGCAGGTCGGCAAGCATTACCGCATCAGCCGCCCGCTGCAGGACCATTTTGCGCAGGCCTTGTACACCGAAGCGCCCCCGGCGGCGACGGTGGCGCCGCGCACGGCGCCGCCATTCCGGCCGCTCAGCCGGCGATTCATGGTGTCAAGCCTGGGCACCCGCGAGGGCAGCAATGACTTGCATGACATTCCGAGTACCTACGCGAAGCTGGGTTGATTCAACGACAAGGAGGACAAGCATGTTTGGATGGATGAAGAAGTTGTTCGGCGTGGAGTCGCGCGAGGCGCGCTGGAACCGTGAAATCGAGGAAGCGCGGACCGGCACGGTGGCCATGGCGCGGGCGATGGAAGAACAACGCGCCAAGGCGAAAGTAGCGCGCATAGCGAAGGCACCGCGGGTAAAGGTCAAGGACGGCGATGGCGGCACCGACGGGGTTCCGAATTGAAGCGACCCGGCGCGCTGCCCAAGCGCCCCAAGTACGGCAACCGCAAGGTGACGCTGGGCGGGCAGCAGTTCGACTCGCAGGCCGAGGCGGCGCGCTGGGTCGAGCTGGTGCGGCTGCAGGAGCGCGGCAAGATCCGCGACCTGCGGCGCCAAATCAGCTTCGAGCTGGTGCCGTCGGTGCGGCTGGTGGGATCGAAACGCGCCACCCCGGCGCTGCGCTACATCGCCGACTTCGGCTACACGATGACCGATTCCGGCAAGAGCGTTACCGAGGACACCAAGGGGGTGCTGACGCGCGTGTACAAGATCAAGCGGCACCTGCTGAAGGCGCTGTTCAACATCGACATTCTGGAAACGTGAGGCAAAAGGCGATGGATGACTTTTCAAGCGTGGCCACTGAGCGCCGCAATGCGCTGCGCTACCGGGCATTCCGCCTGGCGTTTTGCGGCACCCCGGAAATCCAGCAGCGCGCCAGTGCGGTGATGTCGCCGGTATTCGCCGGCCAGGACGGGGGCATGACGCCGGAACTGCTCGATGCGGCGCTGGACCGGCTGATCGCCAACATCGACGCGCTGTAGGAGGCGGGCATGGTGAAACTGGCGCAGCGGTATGTCAAGGCGGTCGGCTCGGGCAACCTGCACTCGGACGAACACCACTTCGATACCGACGTGCTGGCCGCCGTCGCGCTGTCGTCCGGGTTCGGCGGCCTGCTGTTTCGCGCCAAGTATTTCAACGACGCCGCCAGCTACCGCCGCCTGCTCGACCAATGGACCTGGATCGTGTCGACCAAGGCGGCGCGCCGCGCCTGGCCCGAGCATATCCCGGTCGACCAGGTGGCCTACCTGTCGCTCAAGCGCTGGATGTCGTCGGTGTGCCCGGCCTGCACCGGGCGGCGCCAGGAAACCATTTTCAACACGCCGTCCTTATCAAGCCGCAACTGCCGGCTGTGCGACGGCAGCGGCGAGCTGCCGCTGCGCTGCGCTTCGCACATCAAGGATTACGTGCTGGACATGATCGAGGAACTGACCGCCGACGAACGCAAGGCCGGCACGCGCGCTGCCCGCAAGCTGCGGCGCGATGCCGAACAGATTGAGGTAATGTGATATCACATCACATCAAAATGTCTTGGAAGTTGCTGGGATTGGCAGTCATACTTGCCGTACTGCTCGGCCCATTGGGTTGCTGTGGCAAGTTACCGGCCCTTTTTGACCAGCATAACCTGCGCGCTGCCCCAAAAGTGGCGCAAAGAACCGCGCAACATCGGGCGGCAACCTCGGTTGCCCTTGCTCGCCCAAAAAATGCCAATTTCCGCAAGGCGGCCCGCCACTCAAGCCTGGCCGCCAGCCTTGTTCAGCGAGGTGCCGACATGCCCAGCCAGCCAGCAAAACGTCCGCAGTTCTACGACCACGACAGCACGCATCCGAGCGCGCATGCCGCCAGGGTGCCGCGCCATCAGCGCGACATGCGCCAGGAGGACGAGCCGGCCGATGACCTGGTCGAGGCCCGGCGCCAGCTCGGGTGGGGCCTGATCCCGCACGCGCACGACGCCGACGACGATTGATTTCCATTCGGGCTGCAACACTGAACCACCAAGGCCTATTACCGCCCGCCAGGGCTAGATAGGAGCACTCCATGAGCATCATGATCTGCAAATTACAGCTGCATAGCGCCACGCCGGCGAAATCGAACAGCATCCACGGCGGCGAACTGACCGGCGCGCATGTGCGCTTCGGCGCGGTGTGGGAAGGCTCGACCGAAAAACAGGCCGATTCCGAAAACGCCGTGTTCGGCCATTGGACGCCCTGCGCGGAGTTCAACGCCACGATCCTGAACCAGCATGTGGCCGACCAGCTGGTGGTCGGCAAAAAATACTATGTGACGTTCACCGAAGCACCCGACTAAACAGTTCGGCGGGGTAGAGCAGCACGGTCAGCTCACCGGGTTCATAACCCGGAGGTCGCAGGTTCAAATCCTGCCCCCGCAACCCATACAGCGCCCCGGTACGGCGCACCCCAGCCCGCCTTTGTGCGGGCTTTTCCTTTTGGAGCTTCCCCATGGCACTGAATACGCAACTCTCGAATGCGGCTGTCAACGCCGAGGCGGATGCCCTGGCGGCCCTGCTCAATTCCGGCTACCTGCGCATCTACAGCGGCACCCAGCCGGCCACCGCCGATACGGCGCTGTCGGGCAATACCCTGCTGGCCGAACTGCGCTTCGGTTCGACCGCGTTCGGCTCGGCCAGTGGCGGCCTGCTGACGGCCAACGCGATCACCGCCGACTCGTCGGCCGACGCCACCGGCACCGCCAGCTTCTTCCGCGCGCTCAAGAGCGACGGCACCACCGTCATCATGGACGGCACGGTGGGCACCTCGTCGGCCAACATGATCATCGCCACCACCAGCATTTCCAGTGCGCAGACGGTGTCCTGCTCGTCGTTTACCCACGACGTACTAAATTCGTCAAGTGGCCTTTAGGCAACTATTAGACTCGACATTACGATGACCGTTCGGCGAGCAGGTAAGGCCAGGCCATGACCTATTCCAGCGCCACCTTCTATGTCGATATTGAAAACGGCTCTGACAGCGCGCGCACCGCGCTGACCAGTGTTGCCGTCGCCAACAACGGCAGCGGCGCGGTAAGGTGTACCAAGACCGCGCACGGCCTCGTAACCGGCGCGGTGGTGGACAACACCACCAACTATACCGGCGCGTGGATCGTCACCCGCATCGACGCCAACAATTTTGACCTGGTCGGCTCGACCTTTTCAACCAGCACTGCGCTGACCGCAACGCCGCGTGGCGGCAGCAGCAAGGCCGATGCGTGGAAAACTTATACGACGGGTGCTTCGGCGGCGCGGATCGCGGCGGGCGACACCATCCGCGTGATGGCCTCGCTCGACCCGACCTCGATCGGCAACGCGACCTGGACCCAGTACAGCAAGACGGTCACGCTGGCCGGCGCGCTGACGGCCAATATCAGCGACTGCGAGAGCGCCTGGACGGCGACCACCAACGTCACCGTCACTGCCGACACGACGGCGTTCAAAGAGAACACCAAGAGCATGAAGGCGGTCATTGCCGGCGCCTTCACCACCGGCAAGGTGGCCTATTTCGCCACCGGCACGCTCGACCTTTCCGGCTACCAGCAGGTGTCGCTGTGGTTCTTGAACAGCATTACCACCAGCACCGGCGCGCTGTCGCTGCGCCTGTGCTCGGACACCACCGGCGATGTCACGGTCAACACCATCGCGCTGCCGGCCCGGCCGGACACGGCTTCGTGGGGGGCCTTCACGGTCGACCTGGCGGGCAACCTCGGCTCGGCGATCGCGTCGGTCGCGCTGTACGCCGATACCGACCCCGGCGCGCTGACCGTCCAGCTCGACAATATCATCGCCTGCAAAGCATCGGCCAGCGCCGATTCGCTCACCCTGACCAGCCTGATCGGCAAGGTGTGGAATTTGCCGTGGGCCGCCTCGACCACCTACGCCGCGAGCAGCATCCGGCGCCCGACCCAGACCAGCCGCAACGGTTTCTGCTATCAGGTCACGGCCGGCGGCGGCGGCGCGTCCGGCTCCAGCGAACCGACCTGGCCGATCGGGATCGGCGCGACGGTGACGGACGGCGCACTGACCTGGACCTGCCTCGACATCGAGGAAACCTGGCTGCCAATCCAGTCGATCAACGGCACCACGGTCAAGCTCGATAACGGCGTCAGCACGCTGGGCAACGCCGGGCGCGGCTACCACGGCAGCACGGAAACGGTCGCCAGCTACAAGCGCGAGCCGCTGCCGTTCCCGATGATGAGCAATAACAATACCGGCAGCACCGGCTATTTCCTGACCCGCAGCGGCACCAGCAGCAGCGTCCTGATTACCTATACGGGCGGCTGGAACCGCACCGACATGACGACCAAGACCGGCGAGACCTGGACCTCGGGCCAGAGCGGCTGGGGCGGGGTGCTTTACCTGAACAGTTTTAACAACTGCCTGATCGACAACCTGAGCGGCACCCGCTTCAACAATGGCTTCACCACCCCCGCCGCCAGTGGCACGATGACGTTCCAGAATTGCCATGTGGTGGGCTGGACCAACACCGGGTTTGCCCTGAACATCAGCAATCTCTATGTCACCATGCAAAACATTGTCATGGCGAACGGCGTCGCCTCGGGGTTCTCGGTCGGATCGAACGGTACGCAGGCGCTGTTTGCGACCGCGATTGGCGCGTACAGCTGCCTGACGTTCTCCGGCGGGCTGCTCGACTTGCCGGGGGCCGCTTACGCCGAGTTGAACCATGTGGCGATGAAGAACAACGCCTGCATCTTCGGCATCGGGACCACGTTGGGCACCGTCAGGGGGACGGTGCGCAATCTGGTGTCGGCCAATAACACCGCCGTGATCACCGACGCCTTTGCGCGCCTGAGCCTGACCAATTGCGCGATGGCCGAAGCGAGTCCGGTCGCCGCCGTGACGCAGCAGTGGGGCTATCTGTATTCCCACAAGCATGGCGGCGTCGCCGACAGCCATCTGATCTACGCCGAAGGCGGCACCATCATCGCGGCGACCGACCAGCGGCACACGGCGTCGGGCATCTCGTGGAAATTCCGGCCCACCAGCACGGTGCGCGACCGCTACTACCCGATGCGCCTGTCGGTAGCGAAGTTCGCCTGCACCGCCAACGTGGCGGTCACGGCGTCGATCTGGACGCGGCGCGACAGCACCAACATCGTCGGCCTGCTGCGCGTGGCCGGTGGCCAGATCAACGGCGTGCCAAGCGACGTCACGGTGACGTGCGCGCCGACCATCAACACCTGGACCCAGTCGTCAACCCTGAGCTTCACCCCGACCGAGGCGGGGGTGGTCGAACTGACGTTCGATGTGTATGACGGGGTCGGCACCAGCAATAACTACTGGATTGACGATCTGGCCGTGAGCTAAGGGGGCAGCAATGGCCAGCAGCGACGACCAGAAGGGATTGAACCTCGCGTTTGCCGGCCAGCCGTTCGTGCAGCTGGCAAGCAGCGACGACGGCACGCTGGACCGCGCGTTCCGGGGCCAGCCGTTCACCGTGTTCGGCATGACCGTGACCGTGGCGGTCACCACCAGCGGCGCGCAGACGGCAGCGGCCAGCGCCGCCAGCAGCAGCAGCGCGGCAGCGGCCACCGGCCAGGCGCAAGGCGTGGCCGCAGAGGCCTCCGGCGGCAGCGACGCCACCGCCAGCACGGCGCAGGCGGCCAGCAGTACGGCGGCGGCGAGCAGCGGGGCCGATGCCAGCGTCAGTACGGCGCAGGCCAATCGCACGGCAGCAGAAACCGAGGTCGGTACGCCGGTCGATTGCACGGTCAGTACCGCACAGGCCAGCAGTTGTGCGGCGGCGCAAGTGGTCATGGCGGTAGACGCGCAGGCGACGACCAGCCAGGCGCAGTCTGGCATCGCCAGGATCTTGCTCGATGCGCGCACTGGCGCGCTGCTGGCGGCGCTGTCGCTGCGCGCGCGCGTGGCTGCGGACTGTTCGCTGCGCCCCTCCCAGCGTGTCGCTGCGGCGCTGCTGCGGCCCCAGGTGACGGCCGATTTCTCGCTGCGCCCATGGCGGCGCGTGGCTGCGGCGCCGTTGCTGCGTCCGCAGATGGCGGCTGATTTCGCTGTGCGTCCAGCCTGGCGCGTGGTGGCGGCTGGCGCGCTGCGTGCGCGCATGACGGCAGATTTTTCGATGCGCCCCTGTCAGCGCGTGGCTGCGGCTTGCGTGCTGCGCCCCCGCGTGACAGCGGCCAGCTCGGTGCGGACGGCGCTGTCGCTGCATCCTTCTCAACGTGCCGCAGTTCGTGGCCATGTGACCATCAGGCCGATTCCATGACAACTATCCACGTACTGCTGGTCGGGAACGACTCGGTACTCGACATCGACCGGGTGCGCGACGAGGTCAGCGGGAGTTACCTGAACGCCGCGGCGGTGAGCGTGACGCTGGTGGACGCTGCCGGCGCCGAAGTGGCGGGCCAGACCTGGCCGCTGGTGGTGCCGCATGTCGCGGCCAGCGATGGGCTGTACCGGGTCACGCTGCCGTACACGTTGGCACTGGTGGCCGATGCACGCTACATGGCGCAGGTGGTGGTCGATGGCGGCGATGGGCTGCTGGCCGCGTGGGGCCTCGCGTGCGTGGCGCGCACGCGCGGCTGAGGGAGAAAGAAAAACGGCACCCGCAGGTGCCGCCTCCCACGGAGTCTGACTCCCACGCCGGGGGCGCGGCGGCGTGGGTTGGTTGATGCTGGTTAGCTAAGCTATTCGCCGGGTGGTGGCAGCGGCGGGAAGCTGAGCAGGCGGTGGCGGAACGACGAGGTCCAGTTTTCGCTAACCGGGGTGCCAGCCAGCGTGGTAGCGTGCTGTTCAAACAGGTGGTCGATCGCCGGGATGAAGGCGCGCGTGCGGCCTTGGGTTGAG